GATGAATTTACAAGGGCTAACTTTAGAGCAATCGTTGAACCGTTTCTAAGAGAAGTACAAGGGCGTAGGGGTATTACAGACTTTTTAGTAGTTTGTGATAATACAAATAACACTGGCGATGTTATTGATAGAAACGAATTTGTGGCAGAAATATTTGTCAAACCTAATCGTTCAATCAATTTCATAAAACTTCAGTTTGTTGCAACTAGAACAGGTGTAGCATTTGAAGAAGTCGCAGGATAATAGAGGAGAAATAAGATATGGCAAGTATTAACGATTTCAAAGCTAAACTATCAGGCGGCGGCGCTAGACCTAATCAGTTTAAGGTAGTAATGCCTTTTCCTGGTTATGCTCAAGTAGGTGGTGAGATAGAAGACCTAGCGTTTCTATGTACAGCAACAACTTTACCTGCTATGGAAGTAGGAACTTTTACTGTTCCATTTCGTGGTAGACAAATAAAAATTGCTGGCGATAGAACTATAGCTGCATGGTCAATTACTGTATTGAATGATACAGACTTTAAATTGAGAAATGCATTTGAAAGATGGCAAAATGGTATACAAAATATGTCTGATTCTGAAGGATTAACAAATCCTGTAGATTATCAAGTAGACGCTTTTGTTGACCAACTTGACAGAAACGGTGCTACAATTAAAAGTTACACATTAAGAGGTGCTTATCCAACAAGCATTGGTGCTATTACATTAGGTATGGGAACTAATGACCAGATAGAATCTTTTGATGTATCGTTTGATTATCAGTACTTTGATACAAATACAACTACTTAACACTAGTATAAATAATAGTACTAGTATTAATAGAGGAATATAATTATGGCTGAACTATTTGGTTTTCAGATAACGAGAGTTAAAAAAACTGAAGACCCTAAACAATCGTTCACAACAGCCCAGGCGGATGACGGAACACAAACCGTCGCCGCCGGTGGTTACTTTGGTCAGTACCTTGACATGGAAGGTACTGCCAAATCTGAAGCAGACCTCATTCGTAGATATAGAGAAATTTCTTTACATCCTGAATGTGATATGGCTGTCGAAGATATAGTAAACGAAGCTGTTGTTGCAAATGAACTTAAAGAACCTGTAAGAGTAAATACAGAACATTTACCTTATGGTAAAGATATCAAAAGAAAAATCGAAGATGAATTTTCTGGTATCTTGAAACTCATGAATTTCAATACAAAAGGACATGACATCTTTAGAAGATGGTATGTTGATGGTCGTATATACTATCAAAAGATTATTGATAGAAAATCACCTATAACAGGTATTACAGAACTTAAATATATCGACCCTAGAAAAATTAAAAAGATTAGAGAAGTAAGAAAAACAAGACCTGAAGGTGCTAAGAACTTAGAAGTAGTAGATGAGTTTGTAGAGTATTACTTATTTAACGAAAAGGGTGTATCAGGTACAACATCTGGCGGTGGACTCAAAATCGCACCTGATACAATATCATTTTGCCCTAGTGGTCTAGTAGACCAACAAAAAAATATTGTTATGTCTTATTTACATAAGGCAATAAAACCTGTCAATCAGCTCAGAATGATAGAGGACGCTGTTGTAATATACAGAATTGCAAGGGCGCCAGAAAGAAGAATATTTAAAATAGATGTAGGTAACCTACCAAAAGTTAAAGCAGAACAATATCTAAGAGATGTTATGGCAAGATATCGTAACAAATTAGTATATGACGCTTCAACTGGTGAAATTAGAGATGATAGAAATTATATGTCTATGCTCGAAGATTTTTGGTTGCCGTCAAGAGAAGGTGGTAGAGGAACTGATATCTCAACATTACCAGGTGGACAAAACTTAGGTGAAATTGCTGATATCGAATATTTTCAAAAGAAACTGTATCGTTCATTGAATGTTCCTGTAAGTAGATTAGAATCTTCACAAGGGTTTAACTTAGGCCGTGCTAGTGAAATAACTAGAGATGAATTAAAATTTACTAAGTTTGTACAAAGATTAAGAAAGAAATTTACAGAACTATTTAATGACTTGTTAAAGACACAGTTAATTTTGAAGAAAGTTATTTCTGAAGATGACTGGCATACAATTTCTCATAACTTACAATATGATTTCTTACAAGATGGTCATTTTGCTGAATTAAAACAAAGTGAAATGATGAGAGATAGAATCGCATTAGTAAATGAAATGAGAGATATGGTAGGCAAATACTTTTCAGTAGAATATATGAGAAAGAATGTGCTTAAACAATCTGAATCAGAAATTCAAGAAATGGATAAACAAATCAAACAAGAAATTGATGATGGTATTATTTCATCTCCGTTTGCACAAGCAGACCAAGATGATGATACCCCAATTTAATAGGAGATAATTATGACAGAAGAAGTAAAAACTTTTATTGACCAACTTGCAACAGGTGATAATGCAAATGCTGGTGAAGCATTTAAAACTGCATTAAGAGCTAAGGTTGCTAGTGGATTAGACGCTAAAAGAAAAGATATGGCAGGACAAATGTTTAATACTGCTGAATCTATTCCTACAGAGGCAGAAACTTTTAGTGACCCTAAACCAGAAATTGCTGAACCAGGAACATTTGAACAAGATGGTTCTGTATCAACAGCAAAAGATGGTTCAGTAGATATAGATTT